GTTGAAGTTATGCCAGAGGCGGTTAATCACACCATTCGAGCAGATAGCGCAAGACCTGAGATTAATAGCCATTTGCGAAACGCTGGCCTTAATGTCGTGTCTGTTGAGAAGTGGGCAGGAAGCGTTGAGGACGGCATTACGTTCCTAAGGTCATTCGATGAGATAGTCATTCACTCATCATGCACGCACATCATCGAAGAAGCGCGTTTATGGTCCTACAAGACAGACCGCTTGACGGGTGATATAATGCCGCAAGTAGTTGATGATTATAACCACGGCTGGGACGCTGTTAGATACGCCTTGCAGCCATTAATTAAGCAAGAGCCTGCATTTATTATGGAGTTTGCATGATGTTCGATTTCCTAAAGCGCAAGCCAAAAGCGCAACCAGTTTCACCAGTCGAAGAACAGAAGTTCTGGTTATCGCCTGAGTTCTTTGATAAGCCACCAACAAGCGCCCAAGCCGATACATGGGATACTGAAACCGCTATTACGGACGGTTATCAAGCGTCAACAATTACTTACGCCTGTATTGAGAAGCGCGCTACATCGTGCGCTAGTGTGCCTTTCGTGGCCAAACGCAAGCAAGGTGATGAGTATGTCGCAGTTCCAGATAGCGAGCTGCAGTTGCTGATCAACAAGCCGAATCCAAACCAAGGATGGGCAGAGTTAATTGAGGCGGCAATTCAGCACCTAGACCTTGCAGGTAACGCCTATATGCACATGGTTCGAGCTGGTAAGAATAGTGCGCCTATGGAGCTTTGGCTACTTGACCCGCGCTACATCAAGATCAAAGCAACCGATAAAGACCGCATCATTAGCGGTTATGAATTCCAATCGGCAAATGCTTCTAAGGTGTTTATCCCTTGGGAAGATATGGTGCACCTGAAGTATCAAAACCCTGCGTCAAGCCTTTACGGCATTAGCCCCATGATGGCAACAGGTCGCGCGATTGATACCGATAAGCAGGCAGGCATCTGGCAGAAGTCTAGCCTAACGAATCGTGGCGTTAGCGATTATGCCGTCGTGCTTGACAAGGACACAACAAAGACGCAATTTGACGCGATTAAAGCACTGCACACAGCAAGCAACGCAGGTAACGAGAACGCGCGCAAAGTGCTATTCACAAGCCGCGACGTTAAGACCCTTAACATGACAGCGGTCGAGCTGGACTTCTCAAACAGCCGTCAAAAGATATGGGAGGAAATATGCGCTGGCTTTGGTGTTCCTCCTGCGATGGTCGGACTTTATGAGAATGCAACATTGGCCAACATCGAAACGGCGCGTAAGATATTCTGGCGCGATACCATCATCCCGTTGCTAGACAAGATCACATCACAGCTTAATGCACAGCTAGCCACTGAGTTTGGTGAAGAATGGCTGATTGAGTATGACGATAGCAATATTGACGCGCTAAAAGAAGGCTTAGAAAGCCGATTAAATAACGCTCAAAAGCTATTCGCTATGGGCGTTCCGTTATCAGTTCTTAACACGCTATTTGAGCTTAATATTCCAGAAGATGCTAGCTATGAAGCAGCCTATATTCAGTCTGGTTATATGCCAGTGTCGATGATGGGGCAAGTTGATGCAACAGCCGAGCCAACACAAGACCAAGCCGTTAAAGCCGCGCTATTGGCTTATGGTATCAAGTAATGCGACCGCTGTATAAAGGCAGTAGAAAGCAAGAGGCGGTTATTGTTAATCGCCTTATTGACACGCAAGCGTCACGACTTGAGCGCAAGTTAAAACGCGTGCTTGATGACATTTGGAAGCAAGCCAGTGATAACCCGAATGCACTTGACTTGATTATTGACCGCAATAGTGAAACGCTGGCTAGACCGTTAATCGAGTCGATGACATCAACCGCTAGAGTGTTCAATAAGCGCATGGTCGATGCTATCTTGACACGCAACACCAAAAGTGCGGAAGTTCCAAGCCCGACCATGTTTGAAAATCTGCTAACCGCGTGGCTAGTTGAATATTCGAGCACACTCATTCGCAACCTTGAACGCACCACAAAGAACCAGATCGCAAGCGCAATTGCTACTGCGCGTGAAAATGGACTAGGATTAGTCGAAGCCGCTGAAGCTATCATGCAAACGGCTAGCGTCATTAATCCAGTTAGGGCGTCGATTATTGCACGCACTGAGACTCATTATGCTGCGAACCAATCTAGCCAATTGACCGCAAAGGCTGCTAATGTCGAAATGGAAAAGGAATGGGTGGCAGTAACAGATAATCGGACACGTTCAAGCCATGTTGCTGCTGATGGTCAAACGCGCCGATTGTCCGAGCCGTTTAATGTCGGTGGTTATCAGTTACAAATGCCAGGCGACCAATCGGCTGGAGCGCCTAGTGAAACGATCATGTGTCGATGCGCTGTTGTCTATAATGTTGTTGATTAGTATTGACTTTATTTGTTTTGTGGTATAATCGGCTCAAAATGCACAAGAGGGCGCAATATGCACCAAATTAAAGCAGTCGAATTTAAGTCATCTGACGTGTCAGATCGCACGTTCCGAGGTTATGCGTCAACGTGGGACGAAGATCGTCACGGCGATGTTATCCATATGGGTGCGTTCAAAAAGACAATCCAAGAGCGTGGCAGTCGCATTAAGGTGCTATTCAACCACAATGAGCCTATAGGCGTGCCAGTGTCAATGCACGAGGACAGCAAAGGTTTATTTGTTGAAGCAAAGATCAGCAAGACGCGATTAGGCGATGAAGTGTTAGAGCTTATGCGTGATGGTGTTATTGACCAAATGAGCATTGGCTTTAGCATTCCGCAAGGTAAAAGCACATTCGATGACAAGGGTATCCGTCATATTCACGAGGTTAAGCTGTATGAGTTTAGCCCTGTAACATTCCCTGCAAATGAATCTGCTATCATTACAGGCGTCAAGTCGCTGACCGATATGGTGCAAATCGCACAATCGAAAGGTATTGACACTAAAGAACTTAAAGCGGCTTTGGCAGAGATGCTGAAATCGCTTGAAGCACTGGACAATTCAGAGCCGTCAAATGACACTCCGAACGTTGAACAGCCGCTAAACTTAGCTGAGTTATTTGATTCAGTTAAATCGCTGGGCGACTTTGCCCGTTCAATCCGTTCATAAAGGAGTATTACATGGACGCTATGGAGTTAAAAGGTCATTTAGACCAAGCCACGACCGAGATTAAAACTCTCGTTCAAAAACAAGATGCCGAATTGAAAGCATACGGCAAGACCACTGAAGAAACAGGCGCGGCTTTAGTTAAAGCTACTGCACGTTTGGACGAAATCAGCGGCGAGTTAAAATCAGTTGACGCTCGCATGGTTGAGTTTGAAAAGCGCGCTAATCGTTTAGCTGATGGGGGTGATAGCCGTAAGTCTGTTGGTCAGTATTTCACTGAAACTAAAGGCTTTGAGTCTGGTATTCGCGTTCACATGGACAAGAAAGACATCACGGGCGCTGCTGCATCTGCTGGTGCTTTGAAGTCGCCCATGCGTCGTCAAGAAATCTTCCGTCCAGAAGGCGACCGTCCGCTATTCATCCGCAACTTGCTTAACTCAATGCCTGTTGGTAGTGACGCTATCGAGATCATGCGTGAGTTGGCTTTCACTAACAACGCTGGCCCTCAGTATGATTCAGGCGCAACACCGACTAACCAATTAGTGACCAAGCCTAAATCGGACATCACTTACGAAACGGTAACAGTTCCAGTGCGTACTATGGCGCATTATGTTATCGCGTCACGTCAAATCCTTGCAGACGTTCCACGTTTACAAGCTGAGATCGACTCTCGTTTGATGTACGGTTTGAACCTTGAGTCAGATAGCCAAATTCTTTATGGCACTGGCACAGGTGAAGACTTGACTGGCTTGATGGTTGCTTCTGGCACTAACAACGTTGGTCAAATCGCTGCTGGCACTACTGGTGATGCTATTGCACGCGCAATGATTGAGCAAATCCGTAAGGGTATCACTAAGAACAAGATCGCTAACTACTACAACGTAAACGGCCTAGTGGTTAATCCACAAGACTGGGAAACGATTGAGTTGGCTAAAGGTTCAGATGCTCATTACGTGTGGACGACTGTTGGTACAGGCGTCAATGCTCAAATCTGGCGCGTACCAGTAATCGAGTCAAACGCAATGACAGTCGGTGACTTCTTGTTAGGTGACTGGACTATGGGTGCTACATTGTACGACCGCGAACAAATGAACGTACGCGTAAGCGAGTCACACGCTGACTTGTTTGTCCGTAACGGCGTGGCAATTCTAGCTGAAGAGCGTATCGCTTTAGGCTTAGAGCGTCCGAAAGCGTTCACCAAAGGTAAATTCACTGTTGCTAGTGCATAACCAATTAGGGGCAGAAATGCCCCTTTTTAATAAAGGCTTAGATCATGATTGAAAAGTATATTTGCGAGATTAATTCCACAATCGGACTTGTGGGGACTATTGTTGAATTGAATTCGGAAAGCGGCCACACGCAAGAGCTTTTAACGGCTGGCATCATTGCCAAAGTCGAGCAAAAGATTGAGAAAGAAACGCTAATCAAAAAGGTAACACGTCGTGTATCTGGTAAACCTTCCAACGATTGATGACCTTGCCAATCACTTGACCGTTGATTATAACGAGCAAGGGTTAGAGCAAGTCTTAATGTCGGCCACTGATTTAGTTGAGTCGTGGCTTAATGTTACGTTTGAACCAACGACACAAGTCGCTGCGCCTGTCCACACTGGTATCTTAATGGTCGGTGCGTACCTTTACACCAATAAGGGCGATTGCGAACAATCAAGCGCGGTTATTGATTCAGGTGCTTATTACGTCATTAAGCCTTATAAAGTCGAGTTCATGGTATGAAGTGCTGCGAGGTCAAGCTAGGTTCGCTTAAACATACCGCTATGGCGCAGAATCCAACTTATGTTGCTGATGGCTATGGCGGCACGGTTCGCACGTTCGCTGACTTTAAGCGCGTTAGATGCTTCATTGAACAAAACACCGCTAATGAGCGTTATGCGGCTTCTAAGATTGAACATATCGGCACGCATACGATGATTGTAAAAGATGCGGACGGTATCACGCCCGATATGCGAATTGCTTTTCCAATTGACCAGAATCCTATGAGCGACCAACCGATATTGGTTGACTCGATTGTATTGCCGATTACACAACCAGCGGTAGTGTCGCAGTATTACGCTATTGACGGCATTATCGAACAGGATAACGGCTATACCAAGTTCGCTTTACGTTTAGGTGGTGCGGTATGAGTATGACAGTTGAAGGCGTGTTCGAGGTTCAATCAGCATTCGAGCATTTGCGTGATAACCTAGGCGACTTGGTAGCTAAGGCGGTTATTAAAGGCGCTAACCGAGTACGCACAACTGCGGTTAAGTCGATTCAGCGTCATCAGTCGCAAGGCATTACTTATGAAAAGACCAATCCTAAGCGTACGCACGTTGCGTCAACTGCTGGCCATGCACCTAACAGCGACACAGGCACGCTAGTAAACAGTATTCAAACTGAGCCTAACACTATGGCAAAGTCGATGCTAGTTGGTACTAAACTGCAATACGGTAAAGATTTAGAACTAGGCACGCGCAACATTAGACCGCGCCCGTGGTTGATACCAGCGCTTGAAAGTAATCGGGCGGCTGTTGAGAATGACATTAAGCAAGCAATCAAGAGAGCTACCGCGATATGAGCGCCTTAGACTTACAAAAAGCAATCTATGACACGTTAAACGGTCAATTGTCGTGCGTTGTTTTGCAAAATGTGCCACAAGGACAACCATTCCCTTATTGCACCATAGGCGATGATACCGTTAGCGATTGGTCAACCGATGGCGAGGATGGTTACGATTGCACCATTACCGTTCATACGTGGTCACGTTCAGGCAGTATGGCGGAAACTAAAACCATTCAATCTGAAATTTATGATACAATGCACCGTATTAGAGCGCTTAATGCACTCATTTGGTTCGATTATAGCGACGTGTTATCAGACCCCGACGGGTTGACCTATCATGGCGTTATGCGATTTAGACTGCAATTTGACAAGGAGTAGATCATGGCAGGTTTTAAGGGTACTGAGTTGACTTTGACACTGGCAGGCGCGGCAATTGCAGGCGTTCGCACAAAAACAGTTAGCTTGAATAAAGAACCTATCGACGTGACAAGCGATGACGATTTAGGATGGCGCTCACTATTGGGTGAAGCTGGCATTAAGTCGTGCGATTTAAGCGTCGAAGGCGTAACTAAGTCTTACACAGTGATTGGTAGCTGGTTTAGCTCAGATGCACCACAATCTGTTGTGTTGACTTTCCCGAATGGCGCAACGATTGAAGGCGACTTTATGCTTGCTTCATTAGAGCAAACAGGCGCTTACAATGATGCAGTGACATTCAGCGCGTCGCTACAATCGAGCGGCGAAGTTACTTACACGGCAGGTACTTAATAAATGAGCGCAATCTTTAGCGAGATTGAATTGCAATGGCAAGGGGAATCGCATAGCGTGACCCCTACCATGCGACTCATTAACAAGATTGAGAATGACGTGTCACTGGCCAAGCTAGTGGTGCGTATTCAATCGGGCGAGATGCCAATGTCGCACATTGCCACGGTTTACACGCACTTGCTTAACTATGCGGGTGTAAAAGCGTCAGTCGATGACGTTTATGTCGCTATTGTTATGGGTGGTGATGAGTTTATCCATCACGCGGTTAGCGTGGCCATGGGGTGCTTTTTCCCTAAGTCACAAACAACCGATGACGTTAAAAAAAAGCCAACGGAACAATAGTCGAAGATTATGAGTGGGCGGAATTGTATAAAACAGCCGTCCACCATTGGGGATTACAGCCGAGCGAATTTTGGGCAATGACACCACAAGAGTTTTGGCATTTGTTCGAGATTAAGCACGGCAGATCATCTATGCGTTATGGCACTATGACAGAAAGCGAAGTCGAAAGCCTTTATAATCTATTGGAGAAAGCTAAGTGAGTACAGTAGGCGCTATTAACGTCGAGATCGGTGCAGATACTACCAAGCTAAACGACGGCATAGACAAGGCAAAAACAAAGCTAGATGGCTTTGGTGAAAAGACCAAGGACACATCAAAAGAAGTCGACACGCTAGGCGCGTCACTTAAAACAGCCGCAGCGGCAGCTATTGCCTTTGTCGGCGTTGATATGGCTAAGAGTGCCATTCTATCAGCCGATGCCTTTGCACAGCTTTCTAACCGCATTAAAACAGCGACATCATCCGCGCTAGACTTTCAAATCACTTTTGACGCACTTTATCAAAGCGCCCAATCATCTGGGGTCGCTCTCGATGGCGTTGTCGGTTCATTTCAAAACATTGCAGGCAGTGCGGCAGAATTAGGCGCAAGCAACGCGCAAGTAGTGCAGTTTGTTGACACGTTCAATAAGCTAGCCAAGATCGGTGGCGCGTCAGGTGAAGGTATTGCTAGTGCGTTATTCCAAACGTCGCAAGCATTAGCTGGCGGGGTGTTACGTGCTGAAGAATTTAACTCGATTCTAGAAGGTACGCCATCTGTTGCACGTGCGTTAGCTGATTCGTTAGGCATGACAGTCGGCGAGTTGCGTAAAGCGGTTAATGACGGCAAGGTATTAAGCACTGACGTATTTAACGGCATTTTGAGCAAGTCAAAAGAAGTCAATGCTCAGTTGGGTGCGATTCCGCCGAATATCACAGGCTCATATCAAGCATTAAGCAATTCATTCCAAAAGCTATTGGGCGAATTAGACCAAACACTGCACATAACAGAGTTTATTGCCAAGTCGATGACTGGTTGGTCAATGATTATCGACAAGGCAACATCATCGACTAGCGAACTAAAAAACGCCCGCCTTGAGTTCGGTAAAATCGAGCTGGACTTGCAGAAAGAGTTTGAAGACCAAGAGCGTCGTCGTGATGATGCGTGGTTTGATGCTGAGATGAATAAGCAAGTAGCATTGGGCGAACGTGCTGGCATTGAGCGTGAAAACCATGACAAGTGGACAGCGTTAATGGAAGCGCAAAAAGCAAAAGCTGATGAGGTGACACAAAAGCAACTAGAAAACATCCGCAAGATTGCTGAGGAAAAAGCGCGTTATCAAACAGCCGAATATAACGAGTTTGAGCAAGAGCTACAAAAGACCGAAGCGCTTAAAGAAGAATATGCGCGTCGTGTTCAGGCAATCGCCGAAAGCCACATGAGCGAACAAGAGCTACTGGTTGCTAAACACGCAAGCGAACTGGAGATATTACGGCAAGCGCGTGAAGCTGAAGCGATTACCGAGCAAGAGTATCGGGATTTAGAATATGATGCGCAATGGGCGCATTTACAAAAAATGAGCGAGCTTGAAGCGAGAGAGCTTGAAAATCAACGTCGTCAGCGTGAGCGCGAAAATCAAGCTAAGATCAAAGGCGTTTATGACACAATGAATATTGTTTCAAGCTTAATGAATAGCGGCTCTCGTGAATTGTTTGAGATCGGGAAAATAGCGGCAATTGGTAAAGCCGTTATGGATACTTATGCTGGCATCAATAATGCGCTTGCAAGTGTTCCTTATCCGTTTAACTTTGCCGCCGCTGCCGCCGTTGGCGCTGCTGGCTTTGCCAATGTTGCATCTATTTCTAGCCAGTCATACGGTAGCAAGTCAACAGGTAATGGTAGCCCTGTTATGTATTCAGGCGGCTTACCTGCGGTAAACACCACACAAGGCGGCGGAATGGGTGGTGGCAGTATGCAATCAGGTGCGATGGTTAATATCAACTTAGAGGGTGGTGATGCGGCGGTGTTTAGTGGTAAACAGGTTCGCTCACTGATTGACCAAATTAATGAAGCGGTAGGCGATGGCGCGAGGATTAGATTAGCATGACAACAAACACTCCTATTATCGGTTATCAGAACCTTGCAACGGCTGATAACTCAACATTCAGCGCGGGCGTGGCAGGGTATGACGGTGCTAAGTGCCTTAACCCTTTAACCTATGAGGGCTGGAAACCATTATTACCCGCTAACTGCGTGCTTGACCTTGGCACAGCCGCAAGCGTTGATTATTTCGCTATTGCAGGGCGCGGTATGGTAGGCATGACAATCACGCCTAGTTATTCGCTGGATAACGTGACATGGACAACACTAACAGGCGTAACGCTCACGCAAAACGTATGGATGCACACGTTTACAGCCGTCACAGCACGTTACTGGCGCTTTGATTTAACAGGTGCGATACCAACACCACTAATTATCAGCGCATACGTTGGCAAGGCTTTAATTATGCCACATCGTATTTACGGCGGTCATACACCTGCGGTATTGGCACGCCAATCGGTTATTCGTCCGACAACAAGCGAAGGCGGTCAATGGTTAGGTAGGACGGTTATTCGTCAAGCATACCAAACGCAAGTCGATTTTAAGCACTTACACGCTGATTGGTATCGTGATAACTTTGACCCGTTCGTGGTGTCAGCGCGTGATAATCCGTTTTTCATATCATGGCGACCAGAAACACACGCTAACGAAGTCGTTTATGCATGGACGGAAAAGGATATAATACCAAGTAACACAGGCAAGCTAGATTATATGCAGGTCGGATTTAACTTTATCGGTTGGGGTGGTTGATGAATTACGTTTTTCAAAAGGCGATAACGGACGTTTACGGTAACGTTTTATCGGGCGCAACGGTTTCAGTCACTCAAAACGATGAACTTGTCACGCTTTATGACGCAGATGGTGTTGAGATTGACAACCCATTAACCACTGACACGACTGGCAACGTTGTGTTTTATGTACCAACAGGCGCTTATGACGTTTATGCCGTATTGGGTACTCGAACATTTTACCTAAAGAATGTATTTATCGGTGCGTTGCAGGGTGAAGTTGGTCCACAAGGTCCACAAGGCGAAACGGGTTTACAAGGACCAAAAGGCGATACAGGCGATCAAGGTCCTATCGGTGAAACTGGTCCGCAAGGGTTACAAGGTCCTGCAGGCCCACAAGGTCCTAAGGGGGATACTGGCGACACTGGACCACAAGGACCTATTGGCTTAACTGGTCCAGCTGGTCCACAAGGCGAACAAGGGCCAATCGGTCCAGAAGGCCCAGCAGGCACAACCGACTACAATGAGCTAATCAACAAGCCAACACTAGGCACAGCATCGTCACTCGATTATAACGCGCTAGGTGACGCTGGATTAGGCAATGTAGTAATTGGTTCAGATAGTCGATTAACCGACCATAGAACTCCTTTAGCCCACGTTCATGCCATTAGTGACGTAACAGGCTTGACGCTTGCGCTAAGTGAGAAGCTAGACGATTCCGATATTGGCACAACCGTGCAACCTTACGATGCAAATACTGTTATTGATGCTAACTATGTTCACACCGATAACAATTACACCACGGCAGAAAAGGACAAGTTAGCTGGTATTGAAGCAGGCGCAACTGCTAACCAAACAGATGCTTATTTGCTAGATCGCACTAATCACACTGGCACGCAACCAATTAGCACGGTTGAAAACTTACAACCAAACTTAGACACGTTGGCTGGTGCAATTGCTAACCTAGCTACGGCGCAAGGCGAAATCCGAAACACAACAAATCCAATTTTTTCGCTAACCACAACCCCACAAATATTACCGTTTACTGTTTCCGTTCCTAGCACAGATAACAACGTGTTTACGTTTGACGATACAAACAACACGATTACATTTTTGAACGATGCGAGTTATAACTTCACGTCAATCGTGACTTTTGAAACAAACACATCATCGCCTAGAACGATCACGTTTAGATTGGTCAATGTAGCTAATGGGTCAACTGTTATCGAACAAAGTAACGAGATCGAAGTTGCATCAGGCGATGTTGCTTCATTCCCATTAAACACGTTGGTAACGGTAGGTAAGAATGGCATTCCAGCAGCGCCATTAACTATTAGGGTAGAAGTACTAGCTAATGCAACAGGCGTAACATTCAATGCTTTTGATAGTATTCTAATGTCATCGTCAAGTTATGACACAACAATTCTTGCGTCAGGTGTTGAGTACGATAATGCTGTTAGTGGTTTGACTGCTACAACAGCGCAAGCGGCCATTGATGAATTGGTTATCGAAAAAGCCAATACAACACACACGCACGCGCTATCTGACTTAACTCAATCAGGCGCAACAACAGGGCAAGTGCCAACTTGGAGCGGTAGCGCATGGACTCCACAAACTCCTAGCGGTGGCGGCAGTTCCCCAACACTAACCATCAACAATAAAACCGCTGCTTATACTGTGGTTGCTGGTGACTTAGGTAAGATTATTAATTGCACAAGTGGTACGTTTACAGTTAGTTTAACGGCTGCTGCTACGTTAGGTGCAGGGTTTAATGTAACTATTTGGAATACAGCGGCAACACTATCTAATACCATCACTATTGACCCATCAGGTAGCGAAACGATAAGCGGCTCAACCACTTTAGTTCTTAGAACAGGTGAAGGTGTTCAGCTAATTTGTGACGGCACTAATTGGATTACTGGCAACCAAAAGGAATTGCAATTTATAGCAGCAAACTTTGGCAGTCCATCGGCAACATCGTTACCTGTAGCGTCAGGGTCGTACTCAATAGCTCAAGGATGTGGGTGGACTGGCGCTGGTGCAACAGCTTCTGCTAGTTTTGCTTCTGCAATAGGACTGAACTCATATGGTACAACATCTCAAGCCGTAACAGGCGCAGGAGCAATGGCACTAGGTGGCTCATACGCTAGTGGCACAGACTCATTCGCTGCTGCTATTGCTAATAACACGAGTAGTTATGGGGCGACTGGGGCGAATAGTGTTGCTATTGGTAGCTTAAATAAGGCAAGTGGTGCTAATAGTGTGGCTATTGGGGGGCTTCAGAATACAGCGAGTGGTATTCAATCTGTATGTATTGGTACAGCTAACACTGCAAGCGCTGAAAATTCTATAGCTATAGGCGCATATTCAAATAGTG